TGCAACGACCTTAGAATCATTTGCAAATTCTATATTACCTTTGTTAAGAATTTTGACACCTGGCTGTAAGAAAAACGGTACACTTTCTAACATGGTGACAATACGGGATATCATTTCCCTTGCAATTGCACCTTTGTTTGCAAGAACCGCTACAGTAACCTCGGGATGAAACACTAGATACCACAATAAGTATGCACATGATGTGATTGATTTACCACTCTGTCTTGATGCAAGTACTACGTTAAATCTGTTTGTATCGTAATGTTTAATTAATTTATCTTGATATCCACGAAGTTTGAACGGTACCATACCTTCATCTAGTGAGATAATCTGAGTGTAATTCTCTATAAAATGACAAGGGTCTTCAGAACACTTGACGTATTCTGCAAGTTCCTCTTTGGTATACTGGATATCAATTCCACCTCTCTTGATGAGGTTGTTACCTAAGTACCCTTCGTTAGTCGGTTGTACCATTATTCCTTATTCTTTTTCAAAAACTTCTGTAATTCCGAAGTTGAACCGACGTATAGGTGATTGTGTTGTGTACCAATCTTTTTCTCTTCGTCGTCTTTCTCTAGGTCTTTAATTTTCTTTTGTAAATCTAATAATTTCTCTGCAGTGTCGGCGACTGTTTTAAGTAGCTGACCAGCAACTTCATATGCACGTGGGTGTTCTGTTTCTTTTGCAACATCTAGAATCCCTTCGATTGCATCTTGACCACGTTCTACAAGACCATAGAGATTTTCTCTGGCATACTTGTAGTCGTTTACTATGGATTCCCCTCTATCATGGACAGCGGGTAGCTTCTTTGGAATGATTTCCACTTCTTGTTTGATTTCAGTGTTGATATCTAGGATATCATCTAACTGTTTATCTATTGTGTCTTTTGCCATTATTAACTCGCATCTGTAGTCCTATCGTCTGCAAAACTTCTAGTAGAACCATCATCATAAAACGTTACTGTTTCTGCAACAACAAAAGTATCGGTTGGGTCAACTGAACCAACAAATTTAAGATTGGTTTTTGCATCTATTGTCACTGCATTACTAACCACTATGGATAGTTTGTCTGCAGCGATTGAAGATATCGTTGGGTTAGTACCCAAGTTTGTTCCAAACACTTCGTCGTTTACACTTACCTTAGTATTTATAGCCACTGGAAAAGTGATTGTTGTAGAGGCAGAAACTGCATTTGATATCGCTGCAAACGCAGGTTCATAATGCTTAACCTCTTTAACTAGACCACTATTATCTATCTCACTAGTAGTAAACAAACCACTTGCAGTCTTAACTTGACCTGCTACTCCGTCTGAGATATAAATTCTTTCTATAACATTCTTAATAACCTCACCAGTATATACTGGGCCGAAGAAGTATAGTTTCATAGAGAACTCTAGAGTGTATTCTATAACACGTCTTTCTTCGAATGTACCCTCATATGAGTCTTCCATTGACACTGAGTTAAGGATGATTGGTACGTCTCTGTAATCAGTCATCGAATCAATCATCTTCATTGTGACTGTGTATTCGGGTTGAAAATATGGTAGTATCTGTTCTACAATCTGTAATGCATCGTTCATGTTCTTGGCAAGAATAGATAGATTAAATGTTAAATTGTATGGTGCTGGTTGATATTGGAAACCTCTCTTTCCTGTATCTGAAGCTTCTAGATTTGATTTACTGTGTCTTATTAATTTGTTTTGTTGTCTAGTTGCATCGTATTCAAATCCAGTAAGTTCAAATGCAAGTCTGGGCATACTGATTGCAGTTCTCATACCGTCATTAAGATTAGCATCCTCTGCTAGTCTTTGTAGGAACTTTTGTTTAGGGCCATAACTTATGGGTACTTTTTGTTCTGTGAGTACAGTTCCATCTGCCTTGACTTTCTTAACAGTTATGTTATTAAAGAGAGTACCAAAGATTGATACTGCTCTCTTGAAAGTTTCATTGTAGAAATATGTTCCGAACATTAAGTAACCTCACCAAACGGATTGGTTTCACTAAAGTCTAAGTAACCATCTGCCTTATCTTCAAAGTCTTTATTCTGTGCATCACCGTCATTAGCAAACGTTAGCACGTCTGTAATCGATTCTATGACCACTGTCTTACCACTTGATGCACCAACAAGGGTGTCACCAACTGCAAGCGTTCTAGTAACATCTTTGATAGTAAGTTTACGGATTTCATCTGATGCGCCTGGCGTCCAACCAATAACCTCACCAGTTGCAGCCGAATTGTAATTAATAACTTCTTGAATGGTAAACTCTCCACTTGTATTTGAAACAACCATCTCGATTGTATATGCTTGTTCGTTTTCTACTAAGTCCACTACAGTTCCAGTATCGAAATCTTCTCCACTGTATTCAAACAGTTCACACTGCATCTTGAATACAAATAGTTTACCGACTTGATAGAATGGATTCTCATGTTCTACAAATTTGATTTCAAATAAAGAACCACTCATAGGGAAGTATATTAAATCTCCCTCGTTAGGTCTTAGTGATGTTGTAAGGTTTGAATCTAGGGATATAAATCTCTCCCATGTTCTTAATGATAATACGAAGGTTGCTTGGTCTCTTACTTGTACACCAAACTTAGACATTAAGTCTCCATCACCCTCGAATCCATCTGTATTTTCTAGATACATTTCTACTGCATACGCTTCACCAAATTTTGATTGTACGTCTTCACCGAGGATTGCATCCTCTTCAACTATCTCTCTTGGTAGATAATAGACTTCATGTCCATACATTCTAAGTGACTCAACAACTATGTCTTCGTATAGATGTTGTTCAGAATTAACTGCATGGTTAAAAAATACATTTGTTGGCATAGTTTTATCCCATTAAGTCCATGACTGGCATTTCGAAATTCAGTCTTGACTCTTCTTCTAATCTTATAATCTCTTCTTGTGCTTCGGACTTCATCGTAGCAGCGTCTAGTGTGACTCCGCCTGGCAATGCAATACCCGAGAACTTGGATAGGTTTTCACCCCACTGATACTTGACTAATGCTGTGCAGTACTTCTTCAACCACATGTCATTGTATACATCTGTCATATCTGTTGGGTCAATCTTTCTGTAACATTCGATGATAAGGTACTCACCAGCAGTCAAACTTGATGCATCTAAATCTAGATACAGTCTGTTAGAATGCATGTTGTATCTAATAGGGGTTCTTCCTACTAAGATGTCGTCCATCATTGATATGTTCTGCTGAACCATCTCGTAATATAGAACATTTGTTGATGACAAATCATGCATGTCATTTAGTCTTAATTGGTATCTTAAGTCAAACATGTTTAGGTTGTGCTTGTCGTTAAATGGTAAAATGTTCAGTACAGATAGTACATGTTCGGGCAGGGTAAGATAGTTTTGTTGTTCTTTGTATGTTTGACCAGCAACTACGTGTCCACCTGCTGTGGCTGCAGTATGAGACTCATTAGACTTGAATGATTCAATCTGTTCTGTTGTTAACTGATGTTTTAGATAACACTTTATCGAACCGTCATAGCAGTATTCTCTGAAGTATTGTAATCCTTCATCGAGTCTATCGTCGAACTGGTCGTCATCTACGTTGATTTCCAACACAGGTGCGCCTAGTTTTCTCTTTACATACTCTTTGAGGGTTGCTTTTGAATTTGGTGAGGCCATAGTATTAATCCTAGTTTAATACTATTTATGCGTTTTTTATTCTTGGAAATAAGTCTTGGTGGCGAGTTTGTCGATTTTGTCTGAGATACGGTTCATTTGGTCTAATAGTTTGGTCATATCCCTCTCAATCTCTTCCCTAGTTACGTAGTCTTTTGCAATCTCTTCTCTCGTTTTATTGAGAAGAATGGAGACACGTGACATCTCTTGAAGGGTATTGCGTAGAAGAAATCCAATAGGTACGATAATGAATACCGTAACAAGGTTCCAAAGTATATAAGGTGTAATAGTAAATTCCATACTACTATTTAGAAAATCTAATTGATTATGGGGTTGCCTAAAGCATCTAATTCAAAAGTAAATTCGTTTGGACAAACTCCTTCATCTTGTGAAGGTCTTCTATCGGTACGACTTGATATATGATGCACTCTTGAATTAAAGGATATAGAGTATCTTTCTTTGTTAGTGGGGTTAGGTTCTACCATATGCATTGCACCACTAGGAAACAACACAAGTCTTCCTTTAACAGGTTCATATCCTAGGCTCTCTGCATTCCTATCAACTGATGGATGGTCTGCCACGACTTTAGAGTCAGTGTTAATCAGCTGAAGGTCTCCTTCATCACCGTCACCATAGATATAAAACACACCACTATACCAACATCCATTGTGTAGATGTGGTGTGTTCCATGCACCTTTGTCATTAACGTTTGCCCATGTATTGTCTATTTTAATCTGAGCATCGTCGGGGTGAACTCTAAAGAATTGTTGCACCTCTTCTCTTAGTGCAGTTTCAATACATCTAATTATCTTTGCAAAGGCTGGATGTTTCTCTACACCATCATTGGATTGCCATCCAGTATATCTATTTGAGATTTGTCTACCCTTGGGGTCTCTTTTTCTCCATGCATCTATCTCATTTTTAAGAGTACCTAAGTATTCTTCAGACACCGCTGCATTTCCATACTTCTCTTGGTCTAGTAAGTTCCTTTCAAATATGAATGTAGGGAATGCTAATCTAACTGTCATCTTGGTCTCCAAATAACTCTAACTGTATTTCTGCTTTATGTTCTTCTAAATCGGGGTTGTGCATAGGACATTCGGGTGGTGGGTTGTCTTCTTTAAACATCCTACCCTTCTCATTCCAGTACTTAATTCTTCTATATGCACCTGCTATACCTTCGACCATCCTCTTAGATTCTCTTAACTCGGGTGACCTATTCCATTCATCCATAGTCTTAAGTTTATCACCCTCTTCACCAAGTCTATGAGTAGTTCGGCCCGAACGATTCTCTTGCCACGATTTATTGTCGTATGTTATATATGATGCTTTCCAGTTCTCTCTTCTATAAGGAATGATTTGAACAAGAGGTGTTCCTTCTTTAATGGTAAAATTTTTGTTTGTTTTCGGATAGAATATGATTTGTGAATTATCCATGTTAACATTGAATGCATCTGTGTCAATCATGCCTTGCCATGTTGCAAAGTATTTGTTTTGAAATAAGAAAGGGTCTAGGTATAAACAAGAATAGCCTGGCGGAGTAATAATATTCCATGGTGCTTTCATCTTGAAAGCACCCATTGTTGGTGA